TTGTCGATGCTCTATCTAATTGAACTGAAGAAACACCAACCTGAGTTACTTTTGTTCCTGCAATGAAGTTTGCGTTGTCAACTATATCATGAATTGCAACGTGTGCAGTAGAAATACCAGACATCCAAGTTAAACCAATACCAATAGAGGCATTAGAACTTGACGTTACTATACCGACCGCTCTGTTTACTTGATTGATAAATGCTTCTGCCATTTTTCTTTAAGGACTAAATGTTATTTATTAACCGCCAAGTGCGATTGCTAGACCAATTGAAGGAATAGATCCTCCATTCAAAGTTGCGGTTACAGGATTTGCTCCTGATCCTAAACTAATTGTTGCTGAATCAACAGCAGCTAATACAGTGCCTGAAGTTCCAACATGTAATGTGCTGAATGTACCAACACCACTATAATTACCACTAGTAGAATCAACTTCACCAACAAACTTGGTTGCAGTGATCACACCTGCCTGACTGACAGTAAATGCAGCACCAACTGTTAACTCTCCACCACTTACATAAAGTCCACTTGCAAAAGTAGACATACCAGATACATTTACATTAGTAGATGTTAATCTAGTAACTGTGCCTGTTGTGATAGTAGCAGTAGTAATAGTAGCACTCGTTCCTACTAAGGAAGTTGTGTTTAATCTGGTAATAGTAGCACTTGTGCCTACAATACTTGTAATCGTAGAACTTGTGCTTACAAAATCAGTATTGGTTAACTGAACAATAGCACCAGTAGTAATAGTAGCACCTGTTCCTACAATATCAGTATTTGATATTCTAGTAATAGTAGCACTTGTTCCTACAATACTTGTAATCGTAGAACTTGTGCTTACAAAATCAGTATTGGTTAACTGTGTAACTGTTCCTGTTGTTATTGTGCCAGCAACACTTACAACATCAGTTGTGTTTAACCTTGTAATAGTACTAACACCAGTATTATTGATATTAGTAGTATTCAATCTAGTAATTGTACCAACACCAGAGATGCTGAGATTTCTACCTCTTACTTCATCATATGTTATGTCATCAAGGACAAATAAATCCCCTCCAACATAAAGATCTCCACCAGTAGTAGTAATACCACCAGCAGAGGCTAAGGTTGTTACACCTGCGACTGTTAAACCAGTTTCGAGTCCGACTGGTCCAGTTAATGTGCTAATCCCAGTAACAGAAAGACCACTCCCAACTACTACGTTAAGAATGGTTCCAACCCCAGTTATATTGAGGTTACGTCCTACTACTTCATCATAAGTTACATCACCGAGAACACTCAGATCTCCCCCAACAAAAAGATCTCCACCAACGGTTGTTATACCACCAGCAGAGGCTAAGGTTGTTACACCTGTGACACTTACGTCACTAGTAAAGGTTGAAACACCTGCTACCCAAAGAGAGGTTGCACCTATTCCACCTTGAACATGGAGTTCATAGTACGGGACGGACGTGCCGATACCGACCATCGAATCCACAGCATTTGCTAGGATAAGATCGTCGTTGACCTCTAAACCGTTTTTGACTACAAAATTCTTATTGACAGCCATTCGGGTTCACTCTCCCCCGTACTATATTAATCTTTATTTATTTATACAAATTTTAAAGTGTTGATGCGTCTGGTATCACAGGTTCATTATCAGAAGCTACAGATGTTGCTTCAATTGATATAAATGCAGTATCATCATTACCACCAACTCGTGTTCCAGTGGTTAATGTTTGACTTGTAAGTAGTGTTACCTCACCATTAGAGTAACCAGATCCACCTCCTCCACCACCAGTATTTCCTACCAAAGGAGCATCTCCACCATACGCACCTCCTCCACCACCACCCTTAAAGGTGTCAGAAGCAGCATTTCCACCATTCTCTCTATATCCCTTTCCTGCTTTATATCCTCTATGGATAGAATTGCTTCCTGTAATTATCTGCCCATCATATGTTCTTGCCTGAACAAATCCCAAATCCTCACAAGGAGCAAATCCTTGTTGAGCATAATAATCTCCAACACTACATTTAGGTAACAAACCACCTTCTACATTTAAACCATTAAAGTTAATAATATCTGTCGTTACAGTAATAGTGGGTCGAGCATAAGATCCTACAGTTCCCATAGCACCTTCAGAAAGTTGTTCTCCTCCTCCACCACCATCAGGTCCAGTTCCTGTTTCTCCACCAAGGTTAACTCCTCCACCATCTCCACCACGACCAGCATTACCAGATCCACCTCCTCCACCACAAACAGCAATTACGTTTGCTTTACGATAGAGAACAGCAAGTCCACCACCACCTCTTCTTCCTCCTTGAGGTGGGAGGTTTGCAGAATAAGGAACACCTAATTTAATTGTATATTCATTCTCTTTAATAAGAGTAAGTTTGAAAACTGATAGTCCACCATGACCACGACGATAACCACTATTCGCATCACCTCTTGAACCAGCCATTGTAATCTTTACTTCAACATCTTCTTCAGATGGCCAGAAGGTAATAGATCTAGTAGAAGCAGCAGCATCGGCACGGAAAGATAGAGCACCATCTGTTAAATTTTTAGATCCACTCGAATTTAAAGTGGTTGAGTTCTCAGTAAATGATTCATATTTAATAATCGGTCTTGGATCAATCTCAGTAAATGTTGCTACATTACTGAAAACAGGTCCAGGAATTGCTGTTGGATGGGAGAACTTACACATTAAAGTGCTAACACCTACAGCAGTTGAAAAAAGACTAAGTTGAGTTGTAGCAGCACCAACAATACCTACATCAGCACCCAAATCTACACCATCCTGTGACCATTGATAAGATATATCTCCTGTTGTGCCATCACTTGCTGTTGCATAAGTTTTAAATGTAGCAGTCAAACCTGTTGCTACAGTAGTATCCTGTGGTTGATCAACAACTGTTATAACTGGATTAACAGTGATACTAACGGTGTCTGAGTTAAAAGGTTCATTTAATGCATTTGCAGTGCTTCCTGCTTCATATGCAGAAGGAACATAATCTGCCTCAAGGAAAAAATCACCTCCACCACCAGTAGATAGATTACTTAAAGTAAGAGTTGTAGTTCCTGAACCACTTACATTATCTCCATCAACAACTGAACCAATTCCCACTTGATACCATTGATATGCAATAGTTCCCGTTCCCGTAGCAGGATTAGAAACATCACCGACTGTCATAAAGGAAACAGTGGCAATGCCAGTAATGCTTGCTGAACTAGAGGTGCTTGTTGCTATCCCTACAGGTTGAGTTGAGAAAAATAAATTAGGACCGTTAAGATCTAACGATGTTGGACTTGATCGAAATAGTGACATTTATTTAACTAAGGAAGTTTTGTCCTGTAATTACTCCAAAGATGCCTTGACCTTCCAAATCTGCTCCATCAAAGATCTTGAAGGAATAGATGTCAGTTCTACTTGCAGTAGTTGTAACGCCTGGAACAACACCACCTGGCCAGTACACGGGCATCGTACCACCTGCACCCACGTTCATCGTGGCAATACCAACATTGCGTCCACCTGTGCTATCTTGTGTAAGTTTAAGAGTAAATGATGTTGCTGAAGTTTCATCTGGGTTATAGATTCTAAATCTATCTACATTGTCAGTCACTGTGCAAATAAAGCTATTTGCTTCATTAAGGTAGATATTTACTTGGTTTGATACAACTGTAACGATACCAACTTCTTCTGAATGACTCTTCAGTCTGGTATGTGCAGTTACATCTAATTCTGCTCTTGGGGTCTGAGTTCCTATACCTACTCCAGATGTAGTAGTCATTAATATAGTGGAACTTGATCCAACCTTAATATTGGTTAGAGTTGCTAGACCAACAGTAAGATTACCACTCGTAACATTTAGATTTGCTGCAGTAAGAATACCACTAACATTTACGTCCTTGGCATTTAGATAATCAGCAAACCTTGCTTCTCCATTAACCCATAGAGAAGTAGTTCCCATTCCAACGAAACCAATTTCTGCATTATATCGTGGAGACTCAGTTCCCAAACCAACCTTATCTAAGTCAGTGTTATAAAGTCCCTCATCTATGTTAGTCCAACCAAAGAGTGATGTAGTAAGACCTGTTAGACCCGATCCATCACCAGCAAATGCGGTAGCAGTAACCGTTCCAACAATATTACCATCACCAATCATCTGTAGTTTATAGTGTCCAGCAGTAGTTCCAATACCAATACCAACACCATCTACAGTAAAGATTGTAGAACCTGCACCAACTTGGAATGTATTAACACCAGGAGTTGTAGTTCCTACACCCACCTGATCTAATGCAAGAATGTCTGCTTCTTTAGAAAGACTGATATTACCAAATCGTTTCCAATCATTCTCTGAAGTATAAACCCAACCAACATATCCACCCTGATCTGGGTTAGCATAGTAACTAACGTCACCTGGGTTGGCAGCAAGAGTAGGAGTTCCTAATCCAACCGTATACTTTCTTGAAACTGTTGTATCACCCTGTAGGTAAATTGAATTAGCCTCAAGTCCTTTATCAGAACTAACTGTTAGTTTGTTATTAACTAGGAGAGGACCATTAAATTCAGATGTAATCTTATTATTATCACCACCCTCAACCTTCAGTGAACGTTTAACTGTAAACTCAGTTGTATCACTAACGTTAAGTTCTGGAAGATTTGCAATGTCCTCACCAGTTACTGTCTGAACTGGAGTATCAACAATTTCTTCTTTACCAGTAATCGTACTTACTTTCTTATTACCTGTGTAGGATATACCCTTATCATTCATTCCAGTGAAGAAGTTCACTCCACCTTCTTGTTTGAACGATTGTGCTAATCTTTGCTCTGTAGGACTAACATCTCTATTTTGCTTAGATGGGAATGCAGTTGAGTAGTTACCTGGACCATAACCAAGATATTCAAACGTATGAGCAGAAGCACGAATAAGAGAGTGTCTTCTAAGTTCAATTGGATCAACCTTAACTCTTCTTATAGTAGAACCAATAAGATGACTATCTGCTTGAGTTCCCATAACTCCACGGAACACAGTAACGGTGGCATCACCTGTTACTGTAGTGGATTTAATTCTCATCATCTCATTATCTACTACTAGATAATCACCAATTCTAAGGTCAAGATTACCTAAGTTAAGATCTTGAACAGAGATAGTAGGAGTAGTTGAGTTAGGAACTGCACCAGCAAGAGTAGTTGTAATTCCAGCATATCGTGGAACCATTCTACCACTTACATTCTCATTATCTACAGTGATCACACCACCGTTAGCAGCAAATCCTTCACGATAAGCAAACATCGTTCCAGTTTTAGTTGGACTGACAGTGCCAGTACTCATCTTAACAGCAAATGATGTTAAACTAATATCCTTTGTAATTACAAACTTACCATTATATTGAGTCTGACCTGCACCAACAAACTCTATTCTCTCATCAACATCTAAACCATGAGTTCCATTTGTAGTTACAGTGGCAATACCAGAGGTAAAGTCATAAGTTAACGTATCAATCGAAACTGACTCACCAGTTAGATGCATAAATGCCTTGTCAGTTAATGTCTTACCTACACCAGCATTACCCATCGTTGCAACACCAGATACACTGGATGCTGACGTAACGGAAATACTTGATGCTTGACCAACTACAACATCAGTAACTCTATAAAGTTGATTGTAGCCAGCATAAGACTCTGAAGATACACCAGAAATTCTAACGGTATCACCAACGTTACTATAAATCTTTTGAACAGAAAGAACACCTTGAACAAATCCAGCTGTAGTGGCAACACCAACTACATTCATAGTATTACCTATACCATAGGCACTACCACCGTCCATGATCTGAACACCAGTGATTGTTCCAGTGCCATTAACAGTCAGTTTTGCAGTTGCACCCTTACCTGTAATAGAAGAACCAATAGAAACTAACTGAGCATTATAAACATCTCCTGCAGTTCCAGAACCATATCCAGCACCACCAGAATCAATACCAACTTTAACAACTCTGTTTAATCCATGATCAAGAACTGTAGTAATAGTATGAGCAGTTCCAGTATGAGAAACAAGGTTAGTAATTCCTATACCAATATCTGTATCATTAATATACTTATTAAGTGTTTCTTTTGTTACACTGTTCTGAGTATTATCAACAACAACCTTACCGATTGTATCAGGAACAGCAAAAGATGTTGTCTCTAATGGGTCAGAATTAGGAGTATCTCTATTTGTTTGTGGAAAGAGTTGTGTTAATGGTTGAGAGAAACTTAATTCTTTAAACGGACTAACAGTTGGTTTGTTAGATGCATTAACTACAGTTAGATAGTAAACACCATCTTGCTTTCCTGCAATATAATCTTGAGACTCTTTTGCACTATAAACATAATAAACATTTTCATATCTTTTTCTCTTAAAGTATGGTAATGAAGTCGTTCTTGCAGAAGTATCATTACTAAATGTTCCTGGGTCAGTAGTCAATCCAACAGAGAATGTTCTATTACTACTAATTCCAATGACATTATAATACCTATTAAATCCAGTTGCTGCAGCACCTGTTGTATTCTTTGTACTCTTAACATTAACCAATTCAACTCCAGAACCTACAGATAAGTTATGAGGAAGTTCTGTTGTAACATTAACATGAGTATTATCCCAATTAGCATCAGCAATGAAACTAAAATTCCTTTGTTGGTTTACATTGGCAAGTGAACCACTACCATAGTATGTAAGAACTTCTGCATCAGTTCCACCAATACCAGTATTAGACTCCTGTATGATGTATCCATCTAAAGGAGGACGGGCAACAGTAATTCCACTAGCAGCAGGAATTACATATCTCATTCTATAAACAGTATCCTCTGCATTTCTACTGTCGGATCTTCTTTGTATATAAGTTCTTGTTGTTGCTTCTCCAAGTCCTGTTGAACCAAGACCAACAATTCTAGGATAAAGTGTATTCTCTGTAGACGCAGTAGCAACGTTAACATACCACTGAGACTTACCATAACCCCACTGAATTGGGTGTCCTTTATCACCAGGAAGTTTATCAGATACTCTACTAATAACTTTTAGAAGACCACCTTTATTGTTAATAGCAAGTGGAATATCATTCAGTGCTTCGTTTAGTGTCTTAGCAAGTTTTATATTAGTGTTAGTAGCAATACCTGCACCACTTGTAACTGCATAGTAAACAACATTTGACTCTACACCATCAGGAACCTGTCCATCATTACTAATAACACGGACTGATTCACCATTAATAAAGGTATGTGGTGCTGTAAATGTAATAACTTTATCATTTCCACCAGCACTATTAGCTCCAATACTATTAATTCCAGTTGGACTTTGCTTAACAGTAAATATTTTTTCTGAAGTAACTTGAGTTAAATCTTCTCCACTAGTGGCTTTCCAACCATCCATTACAATACGTGAAGTATACTCTGTAACAGAACCAGCATATGATACAAGAGCTCTTAATTGATCATTCTCTCTTGCACCAACTCTATATCCTTCAAGAACATTTTCAGGTTTAACTGCTTGGTTAGTTTGATTATAAAGGTATAAGTTAGCAACAGATCCAATACCAGCAGATACAGAATTAAGTGTTGTATTAACATCAATCGCTTCAAATTCAACAGCACTCTCTGTTAGAGGAACTTCTTTAGGTGGAATTATATGTGTAATATATCCTACATCATCTTGATTATATGCGTCGGGTCTAAATCCTTTTGATGATAATGCTTTAGCACCAAAGTTAGAGTTTGAGTTGGTTAAACTCATATCTCCACCATTTGTTGTCAAGAAATGCTGTGCATATCCAATGGCAAAACAGGAAACTGCTTGACAAACACCATCATTAGATATCTTAAGGTGGAAGTTTTCGTAAGCTGGTCTATAAACTGCATGAGAATTGGTGCTTAAATTAGCAACAGTCAAACTAGTATCATAGTTACCTGAAGGAATGTCATCAGTATTAAATCTTACAAATGCATTATTATCCTTCTGAAGTCCAATACCTGTAAACTGGGCAACAACCATAGATTTAAATCCAGTGGCTTTGTTACCATCAACTTCCATACCACACATACCATAAACTGATCTAAGTGATACGTTAAAAACGTATGGAGATGATCCTGTTACAGTATCAGATGATAGAGTTAATGTAGCACCAGTTGCTGTTGGAGCAGCAGTGGTAGGAGTATTCTGAACAACATACTTTAATATAGTATCACTTGGTCTTTCAGATACAACAAACTTACCATCATAACCAGAAGCAGATACACCAGAGATACGGAAAGCAGTATCTACATCCAATCCACTGATGGCACTATCAAGTGTAACAGTAATAGTGGTATCAGCAGTGGTTGAATCACCTGCATATACACTACTAATTCCTACAGATGCACCTCTTGAACCAACAATTCTATACTCATCAACTTTAGGTTGAATATCAATTGCAGCACTTGGATAATCTGGTTCAATTGCACGACCAGAAGATTGTCCATATGCAAGACCAACCTTCTCATAATACATTTGAAGGTCAGTTCTATTTGTAGTATAGTTGGTAATAAATTCGTCGTTAATCTTTACTTCATTAACACCATCAGCAAACTCAAATACAGTTAGTTTATGGTGAGAGAAGTTAGGAACAAATTCGTTAGTAGTATAATCAACAAAACACTTTCCATTTGGATCAGCATCAAATATACTCCACTCTGCTAGATAACATCCACCAGTAAGTCTGAATACAGAAGTTCTTTCTATATTATCATTCGTTGGAGAAGGAACATACTTAGGACGTAACTTAGTCTTTCTTACATCAAAACCAACAATTGAAGTTCCACGAGGAACAATTACACCACCGTAGATACTATTAAGTTTATAAAGTTCGTTATTTGCATTCGTTAAGTCAAAACTAGTTGTTAAGTCAAATGGAGGAAAGTCATCAGATGTTGTTCCATTCCTTAGTCTAAAATTATTTGTTCCGTCTGGTATCCATCCTGGCCTATTATCTACTACATGATCTCCTGGATATAATAATATAGTTGTCTTCGCAAATCTATCATTATCCAACCCTTTCTGATATGAAAATCTTGACGACTCAACTAAAGCACGTTGAATAGTTTTAAAAGGGCGAGTTAGAGAGTTACCCTGATTTTCAATACTATCAGTAGCATCCAAATCATTTGGGTTAACATAGAGAATGTTCCCTCTCGTAGACTTTAAAAAATTCTCTAATCTTGAAAGACCCATCTTACTCGCATTATAGTTCTTGTTATGGATTATTTAGCTTCACAAAAACCCTCTAGTTCTTTAACGGTCTTTGCAATTTTGTTCATGGCATCACCCATCTCAGGTTCTTGACCCGAATGCATATTTAAGTTATCATCCACTACAGTCCATCTCCATTGCTTCATCTCTTCTGAGTGCCACAGTTTGATACTAGACATTAATCGATAGGTACTAGTTCAGGGTTTTCTAACTCCAACTCAAACACCAGAGGGTTACATTCCTCTTCCATTAAATATGAATATGCCTTATATAGGTCTTCAATTTCCCATCTTCGCTCTTGATCTGCCAATGTCACTATTTCTAGATCTTCTTTAGCAATTTCAGGCAACTCATCAAAGGTAAATGGAACATTCTGTATGAAATACATAAAGACCAGTTTCTCACCATCTTCACTGTCATACCAGCAGTAGCGTGTATGTATTAAGTATTTCATTTCCTTATTTATTTCTTCCGATTTATTTATTCATTAATGTGGATTATAAAGACCTAAAAAGTAAACAAATAAACAAATGGTGACAATCATTGCACACCCAATAAAATAAACCATAATTAAGTAGGATCAACGTAGGATAAAGTATCGACAGGGGCATGTTCACGAACGTAATTTAATACACTCATAAACTCTTCAGGAGTATCACACTCCACAGTTTTTTTATCCCCCTCATTAGAATAAATGTGAACAGTCCTTCTCTGTGTGTCCACCACACAACGAGATAAATATTCTTCTTCCATAAATTACCCTCTATACCCCATCACTATAAAGCAAATGGGATCCTTTGTCAAGATGCTGGTCGAGCATACCAAAAAGACAACACAAATCTCTCTGCTGCTCCTACCTCACTAACATAATGAAGGTGCTGAGAATTAGAGAATATAATTAACTTTCCTGGTTCTGGTTTAATTTCCATATCTTCAAAACAAGTAGAACCACCTGTAAAATCATTATTCAGATAAAGCATTGCTGCAAATACATCTGGTTCATGTACATTATTATCATCAATATGTGGTTTCATAAATGTCCCTATTGGCCATCTAACCACTCCAACATATTGTAATTTTATATTATCATCAAACGTTTTACATAAAGTGGTTACATCATTTATAACACTACTAAAAAGTTCATCCTTTGATTCAGTAAGATGAATAGGATCTACATTACCACCCAGATATTTCGCACCATAGTTCTGATCAAACTTAAACTTTGGTATATCTGGATTGGCAGTTAAACTTTCATTTGGATTTGAGTGAGTTACTCTCTCAACAAAACTATCTTCTTTATTAAATAAATCTATAAAAGATTGGCACAGAGGAGGGTCTAAAAAACCATCCTCAACATAAAGTAATTTCCTCATACAGTAATAATATTCGGAGGACCACTAAAGTTAGGATCTTTATAATCTTTATCTGGATAATCTTCCCATCCATCACCTTGATATTCTACAACCAATGGATTACAATCTTTCCTCTCTGCATATACATGATAGAAACAATCTATTGGCATTCCACCATTCGACTGGAGGTATATCTTTTGATCATCCCATCTCTTTATAATAATATCTTGATGAGCACCTATTGGTTGAAGTTGTACAGTTATACTCTGAATATGAACCAATCCCTTCCAATAGTTTGGTAAGAATATATCCTTTCCTCTTCTTAATCTACCTCTAAAGTAAACTCCAACTTCTGGTCCCTCAATACATGCATAACGAAGACGATTACCTTCACCCTTAGTAGGATGCTGCATATCAAATGGTTTTGGTTTTGAATCTGCAACAGCAAATCTGGCAGCAAGTCTTCCTTTATTACCACCATCTATATCACCAGTAACATATAAGTCTCCGTCAATATAACAACTATTAACAGTTCCACCACCAGTCACATACAAAGCATTATCAGTAGCAGGAGTTCCTAATATTTGCGAATTTCCTACCTGAGTTACCGTCCAAGGAAAAAGAAGTGGATTTCCTACTTGAGTTGTATTTCCAGTTATATTAAGAGCCCAAGGAGTTCCATCATCACCCTCTAACCTTGTGTTACCCTTTACATGAACTGAACGACTTGCAGGAGTACAATCTGGATCTTCATTCTTAGTTCTTGCTACCATTAGTGTAGCAACGTTTTTTTCAAAACCTCCTACTTCTTGATTAGGAGCACCAAGAACAACTGGACCTTCCATGTGAGCAGATCCATTGATTTTTATATCTCCTTCTTTAATAGCAGGAACATATCCCGTTCCTACTCTTAACTGTCCACCAACAGTTACGTCGTCAAATGTATAAGACATTTTTAACCTCCTACCTCTCCAGATGCTGAACTTGCTACTACATTATTTTTATCCACTACTGGTTGCCCATTAGTCTTAGAATTTTTAACAGCACAAGCATCAGTAACACCTTTAATTAAAGATCCATATATTGTCAAACATGTATTAGCAGCTATATCCATAATACCTGTACTAGTAATTTTTGTCAATACCTTAGAGTCAAAAATTATCTTTTTAGTTTCATGAATAGTAAAAGTTTCAGTAGCAGTGCATTTAATATGACCTTTAGAACCACCCTCACCAATAGCAATCAACTCTATGTCAGTTCCTTGCAATCTAATCTTACCATTTGTAGCAGTTATACAAATATTTCCATTAATAGCATTAATAGCAATAGTATCTTGAGGTTCAGTATTATCCTCCCCTGCTAAAACTTGAAAATTGCCAGGACTTATTGAAGAAGTCCAACCTTTCCTCTGACCATCAACATCCAAAAATAAACTATGACGACCATCAGGAGTGTCAAGCATCACACCTGCGGTAACATCAGCCTTTTTATGAATATGACCAAATTTAATTGATCCCTTATCAGTGCCATATTTTACAGCACTATAATTTTGTTTTGAAGTAATAGTAGGATTAGATTCCTTTCCTACTTGTTCTCTACCTGGAAGTCTAGAAAGACCTTGATTACGTGCTGAACCTTGTGCCATAATTATTAAATAAGATTATTTGGAGTACCAGGAATGTTAAGTCTTGGATCATTACTATTAATGTCTGTACCCTGTCTCTGAATTGCAGATGGAGGAGTAGTAACTGTAGCATCGATACTTTCCTGTAGTGTATCATAAATCTGAACCAATTTACCAGGAGTTTCATAATATCCTGCATAACGAATACCATCTTTATAGAAGACAGAACCATAGTAAGGTTTACCATCATAGAATCCTGTCCTCTTCAATCCAACTAAATCAGTTACTTGAATTAATTGTTCAGGTCTAGGAATACCAATAGGATCTCTAACTATTTTAAATTTAGGTACAAATTGAGCACCAATTCCTGTAGGTACTTTAGGATAAACCGATCTAACATTAATTTCAGGCCATTCAGTAAATCCACTAAGTTTTTTCACAACGGTACTAGCCGTTTTCTCTTCAGGTAGAGTGGGAAGTTCTCCAGGTGGGGGAGGTGGGATAATAGGAGGTTGTCCAGGTGGTAGATCTGTTACAATGCGATCTGGAGGTAAAATAGGTGGTGGGGGATATATTACCCGTTCTATTTGACCAAAAGGACCAAACTCAGGTTCAAAACATTGTTCTTCACCAGTAACAGTATTCTTAATACATACAACATCTCCTGGTCCATAATTAATTCCACCTGTGTCAGTTGGAATAAGATCAGTCAATTCCAAATTAACAGGATAAGAAGGTGTTGTATCTCCAGGTGAGACAGGAGGTGTCCACCCATTACCAGGATCATAGACAACCACATCAGTAACAATACCAACTCCAGATATTTTCTTTGGGCATGGAGGTGGAATAAGAGAAGCAGATATTCCCATAGGATTATCCGTCCAAGGTTTAGCAACTCCTGTTCCTAATTTAGTTTTCTTAGTAATTTTAATTGCGACAACTGCAGGGTTTTGACTAAAAGGTGCTTGAAAATCCAAATTAGTTAAAATTACTTCTATTTTATGTTTTCCTCTTGTAGCTTGAAACATATGAATCTGCATACCATCTTGCACATAATGACCAGCTTTACATATCTCATGACCATCAAGTTTAACAATTACTGAATCATCTGCTGCTGCTTGTATATCATAAGTTCCCCTTTCAGGAAAATCAACATCCTCCCATATAAAATTCCACGTCTTACCATTAAAATTAGCTATATACTCTTCATCGGTGTTCCAAGTAGGAGTAATAAAAGGACCTAAAGGACCATTTGAATAAGTGCTTATTGGAGGACCAGAATAAGAAACTCCATCTTTTACTGATCCACCACTCAATCCTCCACCCAATATAGTCTCAACTGAATCTTTAGAAGGAACTTTAAACTTACAAAATCTTCCTTGCATACCATAAAACTTTCCATCAGAAACAGAACATATAAGATCATCAAAAGAAGTATCAGTCCAATCTTCCATCTGAACCACTTGTTCTCCTTTGTTTCTTAATTTGATATTTGAATTATTATTTTGATTTTCAGATGCATTTGGTGGATATATGTAAACATCTTTTGTTACAGTTCCACTTCTACCTGTTCTAGTCCAAACTTTATCACCAACAGCAAATTTATCAATAGCAACACCAGCAGTTCTTGGATTATCATTCCAACTTAAGGTAATAGTTGTTCTAACTCTTTCTGCTGAAATACCTCCTATAACTTTAAATCCCTTACCATCATCAGTAAATTTAACTGTACCTCCAACCGTTTTAACAATTGTAATTGTAGCATTGGCATCATTACCATCACCATCTTTTAATTTAACAGTTGTTCCATTATTAGTTACATTTATAGGAGAATTTGCTGGATGCAACCCAGTATATACA